GCCTGACACAGCTTAAAGCCGGGCTTGACCGGGTTGCTGCACCAGCAGCAGATCCCGGGTGCTTTGGCGCTCAACTTGCGGTTTCTGCGGCGGCGTGTACAATTCGCATTCTTGATGTTGCACTCATAGCAGCGCACATAGCCTTTCTGTGCAGGCTTGCCGCACCGCACGCAAAGTCCCGCCGCCTTACGCTATTTGTAGAGCGCCTTGCCGCTCTGACGGACACGGCTGCGTACCTGCTCTTTCTGCTCCTCGGTCATGCTGTCCCATCGCACTAATCTGCGTATATTCTGCTTGTCAAGGCAGTTCAGACAGCACACACGACCGGGTGCAACCTTTTCTTTTCCGCACTGCGGGCAGATGCCACGCGACTTGAAGAACTGGTAGTCCGACATCGCCTGTTCAGCTGTCCTCATTACGACCCCTCCAGACAAATTCACTGTAATCCTCATCGCACTTATCGCAGAACGCCATGTACTCCTCGTTAGGCCGGTACACCGGCTTACCGTCGGCGCAGCAGTGCGCGCACATCTCACACGGGTCTGCATCGCCGGACACCAGCAGCCGCATATCCTGTTCCATGTCATTGAGCTGCTTTTTCATGCACTCGGCATGAGCCACCGGTGCAGCCTTAACCGGCTCCCCGCAAAACTTACACTTCGCCATGGTTCTCCTCCTCAAAACATCGTTTCAACTTCCCCGACGATCTTCTTCACCTCGGGGTTCTCGCTCTGCCGCAGCAGCTTCATTGCCGTACCGGCACGCAGCCACTCGGCCTCCTGCGTGAGGTTACGCTCGTAATCTTTTTTCAGCTCCTGCTTATACGTCACGCCCTCCTCACGGGTCAGGCCGCCGTGAAAGTGCAGCTCATACAGCAGCCGCAGCGCCAGCCAGATCATGCGCTCGGCGGGTGTCAGACCGTCCGGCTCGGGTTTGCGGTCGTATGCCCGCTGGTTCATCTCCTCAAAGTCCATATCAGTCCTCCACCGGCTCGATGT